AACCTCGGGGGTGACCATGTTCTGGGCATCCTCGATGGACGGAGTCCCCCAGCCCTTCTTGCGGAAATGGGCTCCGGTCCATGCCCGATAGGGGATGTCATGATTATTTTCGTGGGCGATGAGCATCGTCTCAATAGGCAAGGGCGGAATCCTGTCCCAGGAGGGCGGTATCCATGACCGTAAACCCGCTGTATCCATCCAGCGGGGAGAGGCCATAGGTGACCGTATGCTCCCGATTGCGGGTGATGGTGTGGTGTTCGTTCTCGATGAACATCTCCGAGGTAACCCCGAGGCCCGTCCGATCTGAGGTGGCGTACAGGGTGACCCGCTCGGATATGTCTCGGACCAGGACCTCCCCGAGGTGGTTGGTGTCCCGGTGGCCCAGGACCGTGATGTACTCGATCGGGAGGGGCTGGCCATAGATACGCATGAGGAAAAGAATGTAGTTCCTCGCCGACTCCTCCTGGCTTATCCAGAGGGCCGGGACTGGCCAGAGGCGGACCCCATATGCGGCCTGACTCCCGGTGTCCTCGGAGCTAATGACAAAGGGCTCCTCCTTGGTGTTCCCGGTCCCCCGAGCTTGCAGGAAGGTCAGGAACGCCGAGAGGGTGGCATGGTTGTTTGTAACGCTGATTTTCATCCGCCTCGACTGCTTCTTGACGGAGATGGCCATGGAGGAGGTTAGATTAGTCCCTAGTCCATCCGCCTGGGAGTTGGTGAGATAGTCGGTGGTGGCGACGGGGGTGGTCCAGGTGTCGACCGAATGGGACCCGGCCGGGCTCGATGGCCCTGGGTACAGCGCCCAGAAGTCTCGGGTTTCACCGAAACGGATCACCGGGGACTCGGTGTCCCCCTGGGCCAGGGTCCAGAGGACCACGGTCCCGCCTGTGTCGGCCTTGTATCGGTTTACCGTCGCCTCGAATCGGTTGAAGATATGCGGGAGGGGGTCCACCTGGTTGATGTCCCGATAGGTCACCTCCGCATTAACCGAGTCGGAGAATGTCCCCTGGGAGACCAGATGGGAGCCCTTGAGCCGGTGGTGGCGATCCTCAAAGACTATTTTCCCGTCCCGGCTCTCGGTGATAAACCCGGCCTCGGTCTCCTCAACCTGGCGGAGGGCATCCACCACGGGGATCACATCCACCTCAAACTTCGCCATTAACGTCTGACCGCTGTCGACCGCCCGGTCCGCCGCATCCCAACTAATTTCATCGAGGATCGCATCGATGGCGGCCCCGGTGGCAATGTCCGACTGTAGGGCAATGCTCACCTTGTTGAGGTTGACGTAGGCCAGGGGGCCGATGGCGTTAAGCTCGACCACGTTGACCGCCCCGATCTGGGGGTGGGGGTTGATGTTCTCCAGGCGGCCGGTCCAGAGGGTCGCCGCCACCGGGGCGGTCGACCGGAGGCGGACCCGACGGCCTGGGAGTATCTTCCCGGAGAGGGGCCCGGTCCCGTTGAGGGAGTTGTAATCTCCGGAGGTGTTGTCGATGATGGCGGTCAACCGGCTCCCGATGGACTTCCCGGTTAGCTGGGAGGCGTAGTCCCGGCCCCGGACCCAGTCGAGACGGAAGGTCCGGGCGGTCAGGTCCTCCCCGGTGTCGGCATAGTCTTTATCGTTGTCCCAATCGACCTCGAAAACATAGGTAGCCCTGGCCATTAGGCGAGTACCCCCTGGAAGCCGCCGCCGAGCTTGTGATCCCGGACGGCCCGGACTATGAGGGCCTTGAGGTCGGCCTCGCCAAAAATGGTCGGGTTGTTGATGTTGACAGTCACTCCCCCGAGGGCTCCGGCCCGGTCGAGAGGGATGATGGCCTCGGGGCGGTTGTTCTGGGCCAGGGCGGCCAGGGTGGGCCCCGTAACGATCGCCCCGGTGTCCAGTGTAGGGATGCCGCTCTTGAGGGCGCTGGCGGTCCGGGAGAGGGCATCTCCGGCGGGGTTTGGGCCGGAGATGGCATCCAGGCCGCTCTTGACCTTGCCGATGAGGCTTCCCGCTGTACTCAGGGCCGAGTTGAGGGCCCGGATGACCACGTTGAGGGAGGCCTTGAGGGAGTTGGAGACGGCGCTGGAGATGCCCGAGAATACCCGGCTAGTGGCGCTGGAGATGGTGTCCCAGACATCCCTCCAGGTGTCCCGGATAAAGAAGATCGCCTCGATGAGGGGCCCGCCTGGGAGGAGCCAGCCAAACTTGCTGGTATATGCGGACTGGATGGACCCGGCGACGATGCCGAAGGCAGTCTTGATCCCATTCCATATCCCCGTCCAGTTATCCTTGATGGCCAGGAGGCCCTTGATAAGGGGACCCCCTGGAAGTATCCAGCCTAGTTTGCTCCGGTAGAGCCCCTCCAGGAAGCCGAGGACCGTGTTGAATATGTCCTTAACAAAGTTCCAGGAGGCCTCCCAGGCGACAGCAAAGGCGGCCGTCACCTTGTCCCAATTTTGAATCAGGGTGATGATCCCGACCACCGCTAGGACCAGGATCGCAATGGCGGCCACCACCCCCAAGGCTATCAGTGCTACCGTCCCGAGGGGGATGGCGAGGAGGGCCAAGGCTGCCGCCATGAGGAGGATCGGGCCAACGATCGCCGCTATGGCAACCGTGATAGCTGCGATAGCCGTGATGGCCATGAGGATCGGGGCCGGGACCGCCTGGACCTTCTCCAGGACCACGATCATAACCTTGACGAATGAGTCCACCACCGGGAGGAGGGTCTCTCCGATGACCTCCTGGAGGTCCCCGAAGGTATTCCCGAGTTGCTTGAGGGGGTCGGCGTTCTTTTCCGCCTGGCCCCCGACCACCGCTAACACCTCGGCCAGCCGTTGCTCAAAGGTCGCCGTTTCATCAACCTTGATACCCAAGGTTGTCATGGTATTAGTGGTTCCGGCCAGGAATGGGATAAGAGTCTGGACCGCCGACTTTAGTTCTTGTTGTTTAACCGTCGCCACATCAAGAGAGGCCGGGAGGGCCTGGAGAGCCAGGTCCACATCGCCGAGCGCCGGGATGAGGATGGCCAGGGCTTTCATTTGTTCCTCATCCCCGAAATTGGTCTTTTTCTGGAGGGCGGCCGTGGCCTCCTCGATCTTCTCGATATTCCCCTCCCAGGGGGCCTCGATCGTGTTGAGGGCTTGTTTGACCCCATCGAGGGCTAGCTGCTGGGTCCGGGCGGCCCGGAGGAATCCAGCGCCGACCAGGATGCCGATCCCGGCGAACACCGTCAGGGCTCCCCCGGCGATCTTCATATTCCGGGACATGTCCTGGAGTCGGTTATTGAATTTCCCCAGCCCGGCCGAGGCGTTATCCTTGAGCCGGAGGAGGACCTGGAGATCAGCTATACCCGCCACTATTCTTGATCCTTTCCACTGGACTGCTGGGCCGCTATGTACTCTTGAAAACACTCCTGGGCAATCTGGAGGTTGGCCACCTCATGGGCCTCCATCCGGTCGAGTTCACCTGGGGACCAGGGACTAGAGAGGCCGAGTTGGAGCAACAATACTTGTTGAACCTCCTCGGCCAACTCCTCGGGGACCGGGTGGTCCTCCGGCGCTATCAGGGCGTTAAGGAGTCTTTTTTTAGCTCCTCCTTGGCCTCGGAGGTCGGACCCATGTTATACCTGGTTTTCATCGCTGCCAGGACAACGGCCACATCCTCCTCCTCCCGGTCAAGGATTGAGTCGGTATCGATCGGGCCGTCGAAGCTCCAGGCGGACGAACACCGGAGGAGCATGACATCCTCGGCCGCCGCCAGCATGGGACCGCCGCTGGAGGCCTTGTCTGCCGAGTCCTTGAGCTTGCTGAGGTCGACATCGCCGAGGTCTTTGAGCATCTCCGCCATACCGATGGTAGTCCCCCGGTCGATCCGGCGCTTGTCCCGGTGGGTGATGGTCGGATTGATCTCCCACCATCCCCCACTCGGGAGAATGATCCGGGTCCCCTGGGAGGCCGGAAGGGCCCCCTCTGTGATGCTTGGGGCTTCGCCAGTTTTCATGGACACTGTGATCCCTCCTGGTTGTTTTGGGGATCGGGCTACTACCCCGCTTAGGTGATGGTGACCGAGTTGTCCCATTTGAAGGTAGCAGTAAAATGGAGGGCATCTCCTATCCTAAACGGCATGGACACCCCGCTACAGTATGCTTCACCCGCCAGACCCAGGGTCCCATCCGGGAGGATGGACACCGTCACGATAAACCCGACGATCTTCTTGCAGACGGTCCAGGACCCGGATGAGGCCGTATCATCCCAGATAAACTCGATCGAGAACTCGGGATGGCGCTGGATGTCGGCCAGTTGGCGCTCGGCCGTGTCGGACATGCCCGTCACATCCAGGGCGGGCTTGACGTAGCCCATCCCGTCGACAGACACCGCATAGGCCGAGAGGTTCCGGGCCGTTGACCCGGTGTCATCTATGGTTACTACCGAGGTTCCTGATACTGCGTATTTGGTCATGGCTCAACTCCTTTTCGATCTACTTAGGCGGGCCTCGCTGAATGGCGCTGGAATGAGAGGGCCAGGACCGCCGAGGTGACCCCTCCCGTCTGGGTGATGACCAGTCGACGGTAGCGCCGGACGGTCCCGGAGGAGGTCTTTTCCTCCGCTGTCCGGCCGGTGGCCGCTGTAAAGGTGAGGAGAGTATCATCGCTCCCCACAAAGTTATCCGTTGAATGGTCCAGCTTGACCACGATCGAGGTCCCCCCGGTCACCGAGAACACCTGGAGGACCGCCGAGCATCCGTCCGAGGAGGCCGCCGAATCGTCCACGGTCCCATCGGTGTGGGTAAAGGAAGAGATGGTGGTCTTGGACATCATAAGGGTGGCGTAGATCGAGGGTTTCTCATCCCCGACATACTCACCCTCCGCCTTGACAAAGTCCCCAACCTTAACGGGGCGCTTGTACCCGGTGGCTAGCTGGCCAGCGCCATGGATGGAGGGTTTCTCATCGGAGAGCCCGAGGGTGATGATGTAAAGGTGCTCGGACCCTACGGCCGCCTTGAGGTGGTCATGGGGCGAGACCCCGGTGGTGTCGTTATCGAAAAAGCCGGAATGGGATAGCTCGGACTCGAACATCTTGAGACTCTGGACCCGCTCGGCCGTGGCATCGAGCGCCGTCACATCCCCGGCGGGCTCATTGAAGTTAAAAACCCCCTCGGTCTGGGCCCCCGAGAGGTCATAGCCCGCCACATATAACCGGACATCGCTACCTGTTAGTTTGGTCATGCCACACTCTTAATAACCCGGATGAGGAAATCGGCCCCTACAAAGTGGCCCTCCCATATCTCGGATCGCTGGATTCCCTCCGCCCGGCGGACATAGGAATGGTCGGCCTTGCCGTCGAGGGTCCGATCCGCCTCGACGGCCGCCTTGATCGACTTGGCCCCCACCGGGTTGAGATAGTTGTCCAGGTCCTCCCAGGCCGTCTTGACCTTGCCCTTGGTGATGAGGACGGTCACCCGAAGCTCACACTCAAAGGTGTTACCGGCCATGGCTTTCTCATAATCAAGGTCATCGGTAAAGATATGGGCCGAGGGAAAGTCCTTCGGATCATCCTCGGGCTGGACAAAAACCCGGAGTCCCGTGATCGTCCGGAGACGGGCCGCCAGGCCGTTCTTGATGTCCTTTAGCTCATCCGCCACTTAGGGCCTCCTCCGGTGATCCTGGGGGTCTCTGGGGAGATACTGGCTAGCCACGGGTCGCCCACGCCTTCTCGATGTCGGCCATCGCCCGATCAAACTCGACCCGGATGGGTCCTCGGGAGCGCTTGACCCCCTTGGCCATGAAGGGCCGGGGCCTCATCCCCTTGACCGACCGGACCACGATCCGGACCCCATGCCAGGTAAAGGCGAGGGCCTTCTTGGTGGTCGGGACGATCCGGCGATGGAGGGGCCCATAGATGCCCGTCCCAAACTCGACAAAGGGAGCATAGAACACGCTCGGGCCGATCCGGGCCCACCTGGGGAAGGACTTTCGCATCTCGAATATGCTCTTAATATCCGACCGGAGGCGGCCAGCATCCACCGGGGCCTCAATCTTGGCGTTCCGCTCGACGGTGAAGGCGCTCCTCATCATGGCCCGTTTCATCGGCGGGCCGATGACCTTATCGTCCTTGATCTTCCGCTGGAGCTTGGCGAGGCCGTTGATGTCGATCCCGTTCGGGTTGATGCTAGCCACCGATCACCCCCAGGGCGAAGCGCTTGAGGGGGTAGAGGTCCAGGATGCTCTCCTTGGTAAAGCCGCCCTGGACGGCCACCTGGCCGGTCCTGGGCTGGCCTTGCTGCTTGGTCTGGGTGGCATCCTTGGTCCTCCAGGCTCGGCCCGCCTCCCGGAGACAGACCTCCCGGACGATCTCGGGGTATTCGTAGATGAGAATGGCAGCATCATCGGCGATCGCCGCCGCCGTGGTCCCGTTGACCCCTCGGGTGACCGTGATGGCCGAGGCCGCCCCGGTGTCCCGGTCGGAGATGAATAGTTGCTCCGTCCCAATTAAGACGGTCATCCCAACCTCGAAGTCCAGAATAGTGTCCACCTTGATCGAGGTGGCGCTGGCAGTAATCCCGGCCGTGTTGTTGACGGCGTTCCCGGACCCGCTGGCCGGGTCTATGAGGTGCTCCCAGAATCCCCACTTACCCACGATCTCGACCGTCTGGCGGCCGGCCGGAAATATGTCCTGGGCTCCGCTGTAGACATCAACCTCGATGCTGGTATAGGGCCGGGATTCCTGGTTGTACTCGGTCTGAGGGTCCGCATTGTTCGGCCCGAGGTAGTAGTCCGTTGTTGCCCAGGTGGTCTCAAAGGTCCGGTCCCGGTTGGGGTCCGTCTTGAGGGTGGTGATGGCTATCAGGTCCGGGACCAGGAGGCGGACCTTGCCGCCCCCGTCGAAGGTCCTGGTCTGAAGGAACGTCCCAAAATGGCGGCCACAGATATGGTCAACCTGGCGGGCGGAGCCCTCCAGGTATGCCAGGATGGACTTCCGCTCATCCCCGGTGGTGTCATCGGAGATATTGTAGCGGCCAGACCTGACAAAGTCCTGATATGTGGCGTAGGTGTTAGGCATCGTCGGAGGCGTTATCTCCCTCGGGTGGGTCCTGGCAATCCTCCTGGTTGCCCTCGTCAAGGACCTGCTGGGCTTGCTGGAGCGCCAGGGAGGTCTCCGGCTTGGCGGCCAGAGCATGGGCCATATAGTCCTCTATCTGAGGGATCGAGCGTGAGGTCAAGGCTATCCGGGCCGCATTGTGCTTGACCACTTTCTTGAGGATGGAGAAACGCTCATCCTCGATGGCGATATAGCCGTCCTCGGGCTGTCCCTCCAGGTC